CAAGGAGAGGGCATACGCAACGCCTTTGAACGTCTTGGGCGTGGTGATATTCTGCAAGGTCTTCGGGAAGCCACCCACGGCACCGTGACCGACCTTGAACTGATGAAGGCCGCAGTCAAGTTTAACGATTTCCGTCTGCCAGTCGAAGAGCTGGGAACTATGCTTGCCTTTGCCCAGCAGAAGGCAAAGGACACGGGGCAGTCGGTGGATTACATGGTTGACAGCATCGTGACAGGTCTTGGACGTAAGTCGTTGATGATCCTTGACAACCTCGGACTGTCTGCTTCGGTAATCCGTGAGCGCATGAAGGACACTGGCGACATGACCAAGGCCGTCGGTGACATTATCCGCGAGCAGATGGCCAACGCAGGCGACTATGTGGAGACGGCAGCCGACCGTGCAGCCCAGGCCAACGTCAGCCTCCAGAACAAGATGGAAGAACTTGGCCGGAAGTTCGGGCCACTTGAGGAAGCCAGCAACAACTTCTGGACTTCTATGAAGATAGGAATCCTTGATGTTGTCGGTGGACCGCTTACAAATTTTCTAAATAAACTGACTGAGGCAGGCCAGCTGATGAACGCCTACGGTAAAATGGGTGGCAGTGGCAAGGTTGGTCGCATGATCTCTAATCTTGCAGGTGCAAGTGAAGGAAACCGCCAAAGCATCTATCAACAGCAGCAGGCGCAGTTCTGGAGGTATATCAATCCGAGAGAACAGCAGATTAAAGATATACGTGCATGGCAAAGCGGTGAACGCAGCGAGGCATTGCAGAAGCGTGTCGGTGCCATTACCGAGAAATACGGATCACTCGATGCTACTAAGATTCAAGCTGAAGTCGATGCAGCTAAGAAGATGCTCGCAGAATATCGTCAGGCCGCACAGCAATACCTAAAGCCCGTAAAAGCAGAAATCAACACAACCGATGGCGAACAGAACGTAGCGACTCTGACACAGAAACTGAAAGGCCTCGAAGAGCAACGCAAAAAGGCTGTTAGGTCTGGCGACCAAGAACAAGTAGAAACACTCACCCAGCAAATCTCGCAAACCAAGACCAATATAGGATACCTTGACCCAAACGCGCTTAAAACGTCAACACCCAAGACCCAATCCGATGCAGACCGTGCACAGGCCAAGGTGAACGAGGCCCTGCGGATGTACCAGGAAACCATCACAAAGTCCGCCATCAGAATGGAGGCGGGGCTTGACAGTACACTTGAAGGTAAGAAGAAAGAACTTGCAGGGCAAGAACGGCTCTTCGATGCCTACAACGATGCCTATGCAACCTATGCAAATCCTAAGTACAAGGAAGCAGCGAATGAGGCAGCGGACAAAATGAAGACGCTGGCCTCGGAGGTGGCAACGCTGTCGGCAGAGCATGAGGCCGCTAAGAAGGCTGCACAAGAGCAGGCGGCTGCGCAGAAGAAACTCGCAGACGCTCAACAGGCAGCATCCGAAGCCAAGATCCAGAACGACCTAAAAGAATATATTACAGCAAGTAAAAAGGTAGAAGATGCTGGTGGCAAGGCTCAGACCATCCCCGTTACCTACGACGTGGTAGTTAATGATGAGCGTGCTTTGCAGGCCATAAAGAACATGGCCGACGTTACGATTGCACCAAAGGACATTACCGTAACCGCCACGACCGACGAAGCCGCGCAACGACTGCGTGAAATTGGGGCCACCGAGATTTCCGACAAGACATTCTCCATCAACGCCAACGCCACCGACGTACTCAGCACTATTCAGGCTATAGACGGAGTAACCATCGACGACAAGACGTTCACCGTAACCGCAGAAACCGCAAAGGCTCTCAGAGATATTAACGGCATCGCCGGAGTCAAAGTAAAGTCCGTCGAGATCCCATTCAAGGCAACTGACAACAATATTAAGGCTTTCGTTTCTGAACTCCAGAATCAACTTGCCAACACAGAAGTTGGATCTAACCTGTATAACAGCCTCACCGCTCAATTGTCCGATGCCAACATGCTTGCATCATTCATTGAGGCTGCCGTCAAGAACGGCGTGGATATGGCCAACTTCGATGTGACAGGCTTCTGGCAGAAGATTTTCGGCGACGGCAGCGTTGCGGGCGATGCCATCAGCAATATGGACTGGGAAAGTTGGGGAGAGAAACTAAGAGAACTGACGGGTAAGAGTTTTGCGATGGACTTCACCGAAGGAAGCATCTCTGAGGATAAAGACAAAGGAAAAGACAGTAGCATAAAGACTATGGAGAAGATGATAGGCGGGCTGTCACAAGTTTCCAGCGGTCTACAACAGATGGGGGTTGTCTTACCCGAAGGTGTGAAGAACCTTATGGGAGATATTCAAGGCTTAATGCAAGTTATCAACGGTGTACAGTCTATTATACAACTGTTCTCTACATCTACCATTGCCGCACAGACAGCATCTACCACAGCTAACACGACAATGCTTTCCGCTCTAAACTTCCAATTGCCAGAATTAATTTCTGCCATATATACAAACACCGTCTTACCTAAAATTTTTGCAGGCGGCGGCATAGTAGGTCGTGCGGCAAGCGGTCTGTTAGTCGGAAATTCCTACAGCGGTGACAACCGCCGTATGCCCGTCTTCGGTGGCGGCATGATCGGCGTGAACGACGGAGAACTCATATTGAATAAAGCGCAGCAAGGTGTTGTCGCCTCCTACATGCAAAGTGAAGACTCAGGCGCAGGTGCTGCGATGATGCAGCCGTATGTGAATGGAGAACAGATTATACTTGGTGTTAATAACTTTTACCAAAGAACAGGAGAAGGCGAAATTGTAACAACACGAATGTTGCACAGAATGAACCTCCAATAATATTTACAATTATGGTACTACATGGCAGAGATTTATTAATGAGCATGGTCGATGGAAGCGGCCATGCCGTAGTCATTGCAGGCGCGAAATCCGTCGAGATAAACGTCAAGTCCGATATATTGGAAGTGAGTTCTCCGTCCAGCGGCCAATGGAGGGAGTATATACCAACCCGTAAAGGATGGTCGACAGACATAACCAACCTCGTCATGTCTGGAGAATGGCCGTCACATAAAAGCATGGTAGGTGAGCAACTAACGCTCACCTTCACGGAGCGGGACGGCAACACTCAGTTGTCTGGCAACGCCATCGTGACCGACTGGCGAGTGGTTGGGACACTTGGTAATCTCTGCCAAGGATCGTTCAGATTCTTGGGTAACGGTGCTTTAACTTAACCATTTGCTCGCAACTTTTTCATAGTCGTCTCGCACGTCCTTGGCCAGCACCTTGGCATATCGTTGCGTCTGCACAATGTTGGTATGGCCAAGCATACGTGCGACGTTCTCAATCTTGGCACCTTGACTCAACATGTAGGTTGCGAAAGTATGCCTTGCCATGTGGCTGTGCAGCCGCTCTATCCCTATGACCATCCCTATAGCCTTCAACATCTGGTTATACCGCTGATTGTTCATCTTCGGGACTTTCCACCCGTTACGCTTCAACACTTCCACCACAGGCGGCAAAAGAACAGAAACATACGGAACGCCCGTCTTAACCCTTTCTCCGATAAATACCCACCTCTCCTTTACAGTTACCGACGCGTTAGCGTTGGGCATCACCTCTCTACGATAATTGCCAATGTCGAACACCTGCGTGTCCGCATAGCCAAGGCCGGTCAGCATCTGAAAAACAAAAAGATCTCTCGCCATCGCCGCTTGGGAACCTGGAACAGGCGTTAGTTCCATGATTTTCCGCATCTGCTCTTCCGTCAGATAGTCCACATTTTCACGCCGGTCACGCTTAAAGACACCTTTTAATTTCTCGTATGGATTCGTCTTCAGCACATCGAATTTCATGGCCTTATTGATGGCTGCTTTCAGTACCTTGTGATAATTATAAGCCGAGTCGTTGCTGATAAACACCTCTTGCACGCCAGCCGCCTTCTGGTTCTCCGTCAATGGGATAGGCCGATGCCTGAGCCACACATCCCAAGCATAGATATTGTCTACTGTCAACTGTTCCCAGCGTACCATCTTCCCGAAATCCGTCAGACAGTTGCACACTGTAATATATCGTTTCATCGTACTCCTCGAGACGTTGGCAGTCTTGATATATTCCTTTATCCACTTGACCATTGTCGGCTCGTCTTTATCTTCGTCGATTGCAGGCGCAATATCCCACACCCTCCGACGAATCTCAGCCACATCAATAGGTCGCTGTTCATCTATGCAAGCATTGACTTCCTTCTCTATATGCCTGACAATCTTAGTCAGACGGTCATTCAGGATGTCCGCGTTGTTGCTGTCTGCATCGTCACAAACAGCATTCCCGACCAGCCTTTCCTTCCTTACGCGCACGCCCGTATTAATATAGTAAGGCTTCCGATTGACCGTCACCCTCACCTCGACAGGGCCATCCTCGCCCTTCGGAGTCCTTTTGTGGTGGTCAAATATTAAAGATAATTGTATCATAGTTTTTAGTCATTTTTTTTGTTTACAAAATCTGTTGTTTCCCCAAGTATTTACTGGCTTTCTTGTTAATTGTTTCCCCAAATGTTTCCCCATCTCTGGATTCTGGGGAAACATTGGGGAAACATTTGGGGAAACATTCTCGCTTTTTTGCGTGTTTTTGAGAATGATTGCGTTTCGCAACCAGTTCCATAAATTTCCGAAATCTCCAGCATTTACTACCTTTCCCGCTTATTTACGGCGGCTCCCAATTTTTGCAATTGTGGAGCTGGAGGGAGTCGAACCCGAAAAGTGGGACACATAGTGTATATTGAGGTCGCGGGAGATTTATTAACATATTTTTACTGTGCTGGGGAAACATTTGGATTAATAAATACTTTAACAATTGTAAATTATATAACATAGCAGGGGCATGGCTTATTAATTCTGACCTTGTTGTGTTTCTGCCATCCCGATGGGGAATGGGTAATATTCAGCATCGCGGCTCTCTCGAACGAACAGGCGGGCCCGTAGGTCTGCTATCTGCTGTTGCAAGGATTCTATTGCTACGTCTTTGGCTGTTGCCTCTCGCTTTAACGATTCAATAAGTTCATTTTTATTTATTGCTTCACGCTTTAAGGACGCAATGAGTTCATCCTTGGCGGCAATAGCGGCATTAACAAGGCTGGATTGATCTATAACATGCGTAGCGGAGTCTTTTTCACTTTCTTCTGTAATTTTCCTGCACTCTAATAAGTTATAGTTTGGGTCAACTTCCTTGCCTTGCAGGGCAATCAGTTCTTCGTCTGGAACATTTTCGAGTAACATGTATGGGCTTTGGCCAGACAGAAAGAAAAGGTTTATTTTACCTCCAGATATACGAAGAAGTGATTGCATCTTATCCATAGACACTCTTTTCTTGCCACTCTTCCAATCCGAGAAATGAGATCCGTTAGTTCCAAGCAGCTTCGCAAGTTTCCCTTGGTTAATACTCATGTCTTGCATGAGGTATCTACATGCAGCAAGGAATGGCATATTATACCTTTTTCGCTCTTCAATTCTACTATCTTCACCCATATTTACACCATATTTATATTAAAAAACCTTAAATTTTACACCAATTTTATACTGGTATAATTTTTTGTTTATACTTTTGCATCCGAATAAAGAAATAAATCCGAGTCGGGCATAGAAAAAGCCGTAGACCGTAGAGACGGCCTTGCACATATATCGTCGGTGCAAAAATAAGGCTTTTCGCCCGTACTTGGATAAAAAAATAAAATAAATAAAGAAATATTAACACATAACTATGGTAATTAAAGACATGGTAACGCGTTCAGACCTTCGCGGAATGAAGGTCGGGCAGACGGAAATTTTTATTCTTCCGACGGTGCGGCAATTAGAATCTGCTCGTGCTGCTTGCACACAGTTAAAAATGTATGGAATGGCTTTTACAACCAGTATTAAGCCGGAAGACACTGCTATTGTTATTACTCGTAACAAGTGAGACATGCTGACACGCGAGGAGATTATAGAATTGAAGTCTGTGGTCAGACGGACGTTGGAGGAACAGATGGAAATGTATTCCGAGGTGTGGCTGACAGGCGATGAACTGGTCAAGTATTTCGGGACATTCAAGAAGGCATGGCTTGAAAGGTACGGCCATGCTCTCCCCCGTAAGCGTCCACGCGTGAAAGATGAGGGTGGGACTCATGGCAATACCTGGCTATATCCGAGGAATCAAATTCAACGGATGTTCGCCAACGGTGAAATAGAGAAACTTGTCTGTCGCGCTGTTGTCGCTATCGAATAGCGACGCAACGGACGAAAAGAAAAGTGGTCATTGACATTATGGACACTGGCGAAGGCCAGACTAAAGAAACAGAGAGAGGGGAGGGAACCCATGCGGCGGTTAGTACGCAGCAACGGAAAGCCGTTGGCACTCATAAATGCCGTGACGGTAGCAGCAGGGAAGGCCCTCGACGGAGAAGATACTGACGAGTCAGCAGAAAGGCGATGCCGGACATTGGGCCAGCGTGTGATGCGGACACATAGAGAGCCGCGCAAGTTGTCGCCGTAAGCAGTAACGGGCAGTCAAGTCTCTCCAGAATATGCAAGCATTAATGTGGCCTGTCATCTTGCCATACGCTGACGTGCAGGGAACTGACAGACGGTTCACAGTCCGCAGAACACAGATGAGTGCTTTCATGTATATATTTTTTCATTATCTACTAATTATGTTTATTGATTTAACTCTTGACGGTCGTGAGATAGGCAAGAGTGGCTTATTAACTCATCAGGTTAATGTTTTTCTCCAGTCTGTCGTGATGATAGGCTGGAGTTTTTACAAGATTTTTCAACTTTCTAAATACAATTATTATGAAAAAGTACATTGATTATCTATTGTATGACGATGAAACAGGTCGTCAATTCACCAAGAAAGAGGTGGTGTTGTATGGTGTTGTGATGCCACTTGCATTTATCCTGTTACTCTGCGTAGCAGGTTGGTTAGACAACCTTTAATATTTATTGAAATGGAATTTATCGGAAGAATTAGCAAGGTGCTGCCGACCAGAACTGGAAAGCGGCAGGACGGAACGGAGTGGAAGTCGCTGCCGTTTGTCTTCGAGTATTATGAGAACGAGACTGACCGCTATTCTGACAGCGTTCTGTTAGAAACGACCGACCACGACATGATGCGGAACATCGGGCAGTTCGTGGCTCGTAGTGCCGACAGGAAAGCCATTATCAAGGATGGCCTGTGTGAACTTACTGGAGAGATACGATGTCGTTGCGGGTTCTCCCATCGGGTAAATACATTTAACAGGAAGGATGGAAGCGGCCAAGGGATGATGAACAACCTGCGTCCATACAAGCTGGAGATACTTCCCGCAGCCAACGCTAATGGGACGGGAGAACAGCAGAAGCCGACGCAGGGGCATCTTGGTCAGCAGCAACCATCGGCAGAGACAGAAGACGATTTGCCTTTCTAAGGCACAATGAGAGCGGCCATACGGTCGCTCTCGTTTTTTCTTTATGAGATGAGCAAGGCTAACGAGATACTAATACCGCTCTTGATGGTGTCTGTTGCTGTCAATGTAGTACTGTAT